AAAAATAATAGTAAAAATATACATAGAAAAAGTAAAAAATTACATAGAAAAAGCAAAAAAATAAATAGAAAAAATAAAAAAATAAATAATAAAAAAACACACAAAAAATATAGTAAACATAAATATGGTAAAAAATAATTTTATATATTATTTAAATTTAATATTATAAATTTTAATAATAAATCTTATATAATGGAAGAACTTGTATGGAGCACAGGAGAGAAATATGAAAAATCTTTAAAAAAAGATAATCCCAATTTACAAGTTAAGAGAGAAATTATAGATTTAAATGATAATAATATTAATAATAATGATAATAATGATAATAATAATGAAATTTTCCGAATCAATAATAAACGCGAAGAAGCAAATCATAAACTTAGTGAACGCCATTTGGTTGGCCAATTAAATCAAAATCCGTTTATGATTAATAATGATTATATTAAAGATTTAGATATACAACAAAGTTTTTTAATTCCGAAAAATTCAAATATAGATAAAAATGGGTAATTTTGTATAATTTGTATATAAATTATTCATAAATAAAATAATTACTTAAATGAAGTTTATGTGTTTATATAAAAATGAATACATATACTACACAAAATGGATTATTATTAAAAAATTTATTAGACTATTATAAAGAAGACGATAATCTAGATAAAATGTTGAATATAATTAATGGAGAATCAAAAATCTCTTTACGAATCGTAGATTGGTTTACAACTAATTATGCTAAAAAATATTATACAGTATATCAATTGCCTGGTAGTAATAAAAGATTTAAGGTTTATGTAGATTATAAACTAAAACTTCGGTCTTATTCTAAAAAAAGGTTTGACCCATTTTGTAGATGGGACCGGATTGTTATTCCCTATAAAAATGATACACACATTCAAACGACTATAGGACAATTGAATTTTTTTAAATGGGCATTTGAAAATGAGGTCATATCGTTTATTTCTTTAAATTATTCATTGATAGAGGCCGATATGAATAACCGCAATAGTACCTCAAAACGAAACAAAATAGTGAATAATCCTACAGGTGCTAATCAAAAAACCAGGAAAAAGCGCGAGGAATTATCTATAAGCGCTTCTAAAACAATTAAAAAGGAAGACGTAGAAATTGTTGTCTCTTTTGATTAATAATTTTATTTCATTGATTAATAATTTTTATTTAATTGATTAAAAATTATTAATTATGTTAAAATTTAAAAATAATAATTAGATTATACCATAATGGGAAATAGTGTATCTAGTATTAAAAATATAAATTTTGAAGATATGTTGAGTTTTATAGAGAGAACTAGTATTAATGCCAATACAATTATTATTAATACGCTTACTCAAAACAATCAGGGTTGTTTAATAAAGGGCACAATATCTATTGATGATGAAATTAAAATACTTAATTTACAATTGAATAAAGACAAAAATACAAATATTGTTATTTATGGATTAAACGCATGTGATAATACAATAATAAAAAAATATGAACAATTACTAGGACTAGGATTTTATAATGTGTTTGTGTATCCGGGTGGTTTATTTGAGTGGTTATTATTACAGGATATATATGGATTTAAATCATTCCCCACGACAACAAAAGAAAATGATTTATTAAAGTATAAGGGTCATCGGATATTTAATGTAAAAATGATTGAACATTATAGTTAATTATATATACATTTCATTAATTATACATTTCATTAATTATACATTTCATTAATTATACATTTCATTAATTATACATTTCATTAATTATAATATCAACTCTGTATAATTTGGAATAGCATCAATATCCATAATAGTTTGATTTTTATTTAACTTAATTTTTTTTTTGTTCGCAATAAATCTATCAAAATAAGGATGTTCAATGACTTTAGATGGAATATGATTTGTAACAGTTCTCGCTATCATTTTATATAATTTAAAATCTGGATATCTCTCTTCACCATTGGTTTTATACATAATATTTCGGCCTTTATCGTCCTTACACCATCCTGCAATTATTTTTAATATAGGAGATTTAATCTTATCAATATCTTCATTATCATCCTCTTCTTCGTCTAAAATAAAATCAAATAATGCGCAGCCTAACCGACATAAATCAAAACTATAGTTCGGTTCTAATCTAGGTTTGTTTTTATTTAAATAAGGTTCGCAATTATATTGAGTAGCCGCATCGCCTTTATTGTGAAAACTATCACTACACATTACACTTCCTCTAAATTTATAAATGGCTCGTCCGAAATCAATAATTTTGTATATACGCCCATAGGTTGGAACCTTATAATATTTTCCATCTAATTTATAATAAAGATATTCTATATCGGTTGTAGTGTACATTATATTATTTGTATGTAAATCATTATGGGTTAAATGAAATTTCTCTTGTAAAGTAATTAGTGTCAGGAGAATTTGTATAACAATAGACCCCCATTCATCATCCGAAACATCTTCTTCCATAATTAAAGAATCCAGCGTGCCTTCGCATCTTTCTAACGCAATTATTTGAACTGGAAAGTTTGTGATTTTTGCCATTAGTTCTTCCTCGTTCACATCACTGTATTCACTATCACCATCGTCGCTGACACAATCAACATTTTCAACGCTCATATTGTCACCATCAACCTTGTCACCTCGAATCTTGCCTGAATCTTCCTGGTTCATATTATTCTCATCAATAATATCATTGAGCTCATCATCATCGTGTAAATCATCATCGTGTATATCATCATCGTGTATATCATCCTCACTTACATCAGTATTTGATGAACGCGATGAGCACGTTGAAGCGCTAGAACAGGCCGATGTATTTTTTGATTTTGAAATTGCGATATTATTTTCAAATATCAATTCCGCATTCGGTTCATTATGTTCATTAGATTGTATATTTTGTTTATTATCATTTAGTGAAAAAATAGAATCTAACTGGGTTAAATCTTTAATATCTGACAACTGAAGAACAACTTCAGCGTCGTTATTAAAATTTAATCTCTTTTTATAATTTCTAGTATCATAATTACCTTCTTCGGCAGAAATATCTACAGTAAATAATGTTCCATTATTTTTATGAAAAAAGGATGATTCGGTAATATAATCAATATCATCAACCACATTAAACGCGAAATCATGTTTTATTCCTAAAAAAGATCCATAAAAATCCAAACCATGAACAAATTTATGATCATGTAACAATTTACTCGTTAAGTAGGTAAAAAAACTATCAACATAGGCGGAATTATTCATATCTCGGACCTTTGGGTTAGAATTTACATTTTCAAAATTAGGCAAGTTTAATAAATCTACATTGGAAATATCATATTTTCCAATAATATATTTAATCGGGTCCAGCAAAGGACTATATTTAAAAAATATTTGTTTTGTATGTTTTTTATTATTTTTATCTTTAACCGTTCCTTCAAATTTATTATCTGATTCCTTTTCAGAAATATTATAGAGAGAAAAGGATTGGTCTAGATTAATACTGTTATAATTAGATTGATTTAGGGTAAAAAATTTATGATATAATGGAATATAATTTTGAATTTTACTAATATTTGCTGAATCCTTTTTTTCTAAAGAACTAAATAGTTTACTGTTATCTCTCTTAATATAAGAAAACTTCATTAGTTGTTATAAATATAAATTAATTATTATTTTAACTCATTATAATAATAATTAATTAATAAAGGCAAATAATGTGTATATAATTAATATATGCGGTAAAAAAAGATGTTTATAATATTAAAAAAGTATAGATGACTTTAGAATTAAAAAAATTTAATATGCGTGATATTAGTTTTAAACCAGATGAAAATAAAGGCCCTGTCGTGGTATTAATTGGTCGCCGTGATACAGGTAAAAGTTACCTGGTTCAAGATTTGTTATTTTATCACCAAGACATTCCTATAGGCACTGTGATTTCCGGCACAGAAGCCGGAAACGGGTTTTATGGGTCACATGTGCCCAAATTGTTTATTCACGATGAATATAATACGGCGATTATAGAGAACATTCTTAAACGGCAAAAAACGGTATTAAAACAAGTTAAAAAAGATATGGATCAATATAAAAGGACAACAATTGACCCCAGAGCCTTTGTGATTTTAGACGATTGTTTGTATGATGCGACTTGGACTAAAGATAAAATGATGCGATTGTTATTTATGAACGGGCGTCACTGGAAAATTATGTTAATTATTACAATGCAGTATCCACTTGGTATACCACCGAATTTAAGAACAAATATAGATTATGTTTTTATTCTCAGAGAGCCTTATATTGCTAATAGAAAAAGAATTTGGGAAAATTATGCTGGTATGTTTCCGACATTTGAATCCTTTTGTCAAGTCATGGACCAATGTACGGAAAATTTTGAATGTCTTGTTATTAATAATAACTCCAAATCAAATAAATTACATGACCAGATTTTTTGGTATAAAGCTGAACCGCATGGACCCTTTAAACTCGGGTCAAAAGAATTTTGGGATTTATCAAAAGATTTTAATTCAGATGAAGAAGAGGATACATATGATCCGCAAAACGCAAAAAAACGTGGAGCTGGTCCAAAAATTAGTGTAAAAAAAACAAAATGGTAAAGGTGTAAATTATATTTTAATTATTTTTTCAGCAAGACATTTATTTTTCGCAATAAATTCTTCTGTTTTAATTTCTGATTTATGATTATACACACAATTGTGTGTTTCACCTAATCTATGGAGAAGACAAAAGGTTTTTCCGCATTTACATAAGCCTATTATTTTATCAGAAAACTTTAATTTTTTATCACAATTTTGAAAATCGCACATCATTATTATAATATATTAATTAAATAATATATTATATTTCAATTTTTATATTATTACTGAACAATTACGATTTATTACTTATTAATTACCTCACTAAGACCGTGGTCGGAATTTTTAAAATCAGTAACCACATTTTCGCCTTCAAATAATTCTTTGCGAATGTCGGATAAAGAACTGTTTTCATTAAGGCTAATTTCGGTCGTGTTCATATCCTTTACACTTACCAACTGCCCGTCTTCATTGATAGTTTGCGTAAGAACATTTCCGCTTTCAAGTGCCTTTTTCACATTATCCGCAATAGCCTTTTCTTTTGTTTCACGAACACGTGTGTCAAATTCAGTCTTTGCTTGCTTTTCATTCTTATCCTTCTCGTGCATAAGCTGATTTAATTCATCTTCCAAATACTCAACACGTCCAGTTTTATATGCCTCTGGATGAAAAGGCATCCACATACCTACCGGGCCAACAAACACGTCATGGTTTGGGTCAACCTCGCGCAACAATTTACACCGTAACTCTGCTTCTTGTTGGTTGGGATAACAACCTCTTACTTTAACACCTCTTACGCTCGTCTGAAACTTATGCGTAGAATTAAAGGATTCATCCAGCTTCTGCTCATTTAAATCAATAAAATTTTTATAATCATCCTCAATCGTATGTGTAAATAAATTATCTTTTTCTTCAGCACAGAAATCTTGTAAATCTTTAGTTAAATTGTCAAAATTTAAGCCATATTTATATGCGAGAAAACTCATAAAATGATTATATTTTTGAAGTGATTTATTCATATCCCATTGCTTTAGGAAAGTCTCAAAATTAAATAAATCGCGTTGTTTTAGTATTTTTTCTGGAGAGATAAAAGAAAGACACGCAAATCTTTGGCCCGAAAGGGGTTTATCTTCATCTAACAGATCAACATATTTTGGATTAGATGACCCGTCTAGATTAACTCTGTGTTCAAAATTAACATTTTCAGATTTTTGTTGAGTATTCATTATAACTTATTATAATGAATATATTTTAAGTTCGTTTAATCAATAATATATTAAATTTTAATATAAAAACTTTAGCATATATTAAATTTTTTATTGTTAAATTTTTTTCTGTATATTTAGTATAATATGCGATTTATGGACGGTCTTGATCTTAGCGAATTAGTTAAACGTGCTATTAAATATTTGGTTGAAGGTTTTATGGTTGCCATTGCGGCCTTTGCTATCCCTAAGCGTTCTTTGAATTTAGATGAAATTGCGATGATTGCGTTGACCGCTGCGGCAACCTTTAGCATTTTGGATACCTATATTCCTAGTATGGGTGTTAATGCCCGTTCCGGCGCCGGCTTTGGTATTGGTGCGAATCTGGTAGGATTTCCTGGGGGTTTGTAAAAAAATATATTATTACATATTTTAATCATTTGTGCGGTTAATTATGCTGTAGTAAAAATAAAAGTTATTGAATAAAAATGGTATATTATATAATAATACATTATTATATAATGTCAGATTTTTCAAAAATAAAATATTGGTACGAGAAACTTCCAGAAATGAAATCAAATATAGAACCATTAACCCAGTTAATGATTAGGACAACAGGAGAAGTTAATAATTATATGAATCATCATGCTCATACAAAAACAATAAAGATTGTTAATTCAAAAGATATAAATTTATTACATTCAATAGATAGAGCGCCTGCTATTAAAAAATTATTAGATAGAGTTCATTTTTTAAAAAAACACAAGGAAGAAATAAAAATGTTAGAGAGAAAAAATGGATTTGTTGATTTATCATCTGAGCTTTTTTTAAATAGTCCATTTGCGTCAATAAATTCAGAAATTATCGCAGAAGTAGCAAATAATAAATTTGTAACATTATCTGGTGTAGGGAGAATTGGCGCAATAAAAATAGTTTTTCCTGCGGGTTTACGTATAAAAATAATTGTTGGAACTGTAGATGCGTGTCTGAAAAAACGTCTTATATCTTTAAATAATATGTTTATATATTCAAAACGGTTTTCTAACTTAAAGAAATACGGAATAAATGAAAAAGAAATTATAGATTCTAAACGAATATTAACAAAAAAATGTTATAAAAGAGGGAAATTTATAAAAAGACAAAGCCGGAAATTATTAAATAAAATTATTCCGTTAAAATAATAAAACGTTTATAATTAAATAAAAATTAATAAAAAATGATTACATTATTTTATTATAAAATTGATTTAAAATTTAATAATAAGAATATAAACAAAATCATAATGGAAATCACGAAACCTTTTATGAAATGGGTTGGGGGAAAGACACAAATTATTAAAGATGTAATGGAAATTTTTCCAAAAAATATG